TCATCTATGTCGAACATTTCCTCCATACCTGTGTTAGGGTCTGTATACTTTACAAATCCAATACGTTTTCTAGATTTCCAATATACTGTTACAACTTCAATTAGTCTGTTACGATAGATATTATCATCAGCACCAGATGCTTCGGATCTATATAAGAGATATGCTTCTGCAGATGTATGTGTTGGGTTTTCTAAGTTTAATATTTGTTCATCTGATAAGTACTCCCCATAAGCATCGATTATTGTAGATGCATGTGAATATTTACGAATGATGGCCCAGTCTGCATCTTCTACAAAGTCAATGTCTGGATCTTTGTCATAGTCTATGTCTAACGGATTAACTACTTCGTAGAATGGTTCGTTACGACGTACTCCTTTGTGTGAGTAACATTCCCCAGCAATAAGAAAGTGAAAGAATTGTTTTTGAAGTTTATCGTAAATTTCATTAAAGTACATTACATATGTTAAGGCTGCTTGTCCTTTTATAGCTCTTGAGTCTACATATGTTCTATTAAATTCTTCTTTTACTTGTTTAGGGAGAGGGATTTCTTGCTGCTCAATATCTATTTGTCCTTGCTTTGCAAGTTCATTTAAAAACTGACCTTTAATGTTTTGAAGCATTAAGTTTTTAAGAGCCTCTTCTTTTAAGCTAACGGAGTCTGCATTTTGTACAGTTACAGTATACTCTAATGGACGTTTTGATTTCTCCCCTAACAAAAGATCTATGATAGGTTTGATAATTGGGTAGTTACGTAACTTAGATGGGAAGTTTTTACGTGTCTTCCCATAAGGCTTAAGCACATAGTTATAATCTTCTTCATCAATTACTCCATTGTAATAATCATACAATGATTTTAAGTAACTTCTTCTTTCACTGATCCCAAACTTTGATAGATTAATAAATGCATCTACACATGTTTTTCTCCACTCTTCAGTTTTTTGAGTTGCAGGGATTCTTTGTTTTGGTATATGGGCTTGTCCGTACATTAATACAAAATTAGTTTTGATTTACCAGTGATCTGGAAAAATCTTGTTTTTATTAACTTCTTTATAATATCACACTAGTGATAGATCTTGTCAAACCAATCATTAGTGGAATTATCTGAGTCATCTAGCTTAAGTTCTTTATTGTACAACTCTCTTGTATGATACATCCCAATCATTAAGGACATAGCTCGGTCAAAGTTGCCAGTTCTATTAAACTTAATCAACTCCAAAAGTAATGCAGGATCGTATATCTTGTGCATATTTAGTGTAACATTTTCATCTTCGTCTACACCTCTACCACTAACTAACCAGTCTCTGATGTATAATTCCCCTTGAGCCTTACGTTGCTCAGTCATGTGCATACCGTACTGTCGTTTAACAGTCTTACTTCTAAGTTCACGTTTATCAAGCATTTCAAACTCTTCTTGCAATAAATGCATCTTTCGGAAACGTTTTGCATACGGAATTACTTCTCCTCTATCGTTCTCAAACCCTATCTTTGCATTGTAGTATTCTGCAAGCATGAATAGATTTCGGTTATATTCATCCTGAGATTGTGGACGGCCTACGTAAGAAGCAACTATAATATCATCTGGTTTAGAGATATTGTTAGGGACTTTTATAACATAGGCTGAACCAAGAGATGTGGCAGAGGCAGACTTACCTTGAGCATACGGGTCATGACAAATGATGTATAAGTTTTTAGGGGTAATTCCTTCTCTCTCAGTTTTGAATGGTGGTTCATAGACTACTACACAACCAGTTAAATCGTCGTCTTTTCTATGTGGGAATTTTGTAATAGGTTTAAGATTGGCATTAGGCCTGAAGTTAGTTTTGCCGTGGGTGTCATAATACATCTCACCACTAACTCCTATAGCTTGGAGGTTGTTGGCAATTACTTTGTTGTACTGCTCTTTCAAAGAAGCTACGTCAAATACATTAGCAGTTACCTGCAAAGTAGCCTCTTGTGGGGTAAATGGGTGTTCGGCAATATACTGATCGAATGCCTTTGGATCATTACCTTTTTTCTTTTTTTCTCTTTGAGCTTCTTCATAGGACATAGCTTCTTCAACGAGACTGTTCCCATTATTATCAATAAAGCCATCGAGATTTTTGTAAATTGGGACAAAGAATCCACAATAAGTTCCCATTGCTCCAGCATCCCAATCATTTTCAAAACCTAAACAATCGTAAGCTTCTGGGTGATAGAATAACTCTTCCATCCCATCAAATCCAGGACCTTCTTCTCCACCAGTTCCAAATGCAATCATTGTCCCAAGAGTCTTTGAACCCTGTCTCATTGTGGGCATTGCTACCTCCCAAGCTTTTAGCAACCCTGAGAATGACCCTGCCTCTTCGAAGAATATTAACTCACCTGCTTTACCACGGATTTTATCTGGGTCATCTTTTAATGATACTCCGATAATCTGTGACTTAAACCCAAGAGTTACATCGGCTCCGTTTACGTTCTTTTTGTACCCAGACTGTTTATGCATTTCTCGGTCGATAAGACGTGGTTGAGTCCAAGCAGTATTATCGTCTACAAATGATACAATATCCCATGCTTTAGATAACATCCCATCCCCAATCAAGTATTGCTTGTCAGAAGCAAATACAAAATTCTTAGAATTCCTAAGATGGAAATAGTTACGGCAAAGCATAGCTGCAGCTTTGTAGGAGAATCCTTTACGTCGTGCTTTAAGCACCACCATATGCTTGTTTTCTTTACGTGCTTTGTCAATTGCTGTAAAATATTCATAGTCTCCGTCATAAAATGCAGGGAAACTTCTATCACGTCGTGATATAATCTCCCCGTCAGGTTGTTCTTCATCTATAATCCTATCAATTGGACAATAGTTTAAGTAAAAGTAATGAAATCCAGATATCTTAATCCCATTTATTTCATACCCATGTAGACATCTATTTTGCTCCTCATCCCAATACTCGTAGTATTGTTTTGTTCCTGGGAGTGCGTCTATATAGTGCCCAAACTCCTTGTAGTGGTTGGCAGCAGGACTAAATAAGTGAGTATCATTTAGTTTCATTTTTCATTAACTTGCTCTATTCTTTTTCTAACTTCAGTTAATTTCATTGGGCAATATAGTATCTTCCCATTTACCCATATCTCTGTTAAACCTAGGTCTATCCCTGATATTGCTATAGCATTAATATTGTAAAAAACCATTTCTTCAGATGATTTAGTGTTAATCTCTGACTCTACCCCTAAAAGTCTGAGTTCAGATTCCTCTTTAGTCATCACTAGTATTGGAAGTATTATTGCTTTCATTTTATTCACTATATTTGTTTGTTTTTACTCCAGCCCTGTTTGGGTTGTCTTTGGCCTGTTGCTTTTGTACGAGTTCTTCGAGTCTGTCTAACCCTTCCACTACTTCCCCTATCTTAGATAGATTGGCAACCAGGTCTTTAGCTTGATAGAGTAGTTTACCGTTTTCATCCATAGCAGTTAAGTCTATGTTTTCAAAGTATTTCTCAAGTTTGTTTACTGAAGATCGTGCAGATTTAAGAAGTTTAATAGCATGAGTTTCAGATAGTTCCATGTATTTATCGACTGCTGCCTTTAGATATGGGGTAATCTTAACCCCTAAATCTTTCATAAGAACTTCTTTTCTTTCTTCTTCCCCGTATGCTGAATAGCTAGATCTGTGATCTACAAAGAAGTAGACAAATGCAAGTTCTTTTACTTTGAGTTTTTCAAACTCAGGGATAGTCAGTGCATACGGTGATGGTATGACTACATTATTGTTTACTGTTAGCAAGTCTTTCATTTTTCTTTCTTTTTAGTTCGTTTAGATGAGCTATCCTAGATTTTTTTGCATGAAATTTTCCAAAATATGGTAGTCTAACTGTCTCAAAATCACCTAGTTTCATAATTTTTGTAACGTACTTAAATTGATAGTAGACAATATCTTCTATCTTATTTAGAGGCAAGTTATACTTCGTTGCTAACTTCTGTATTATTGCTTTCTCCGTCTTCATTCTTTCTTAGATTTATTTTTCTTCCATTTCCCCCAACTTTGTACTTATCCCATTTTCCTTCAGGGCAGAATGCTGTAGCCCACCCACTCTTTTTTGGCATAAAACACCCACAATTATTGCAGGTATTATCTTCAGCAAGCAGTGGACAAGATGTGCAGATAGCCATTCTTTCGTTGTATACCTCTTCTGGTACAGGTGGCATACCTTCTTTTATAAATTCTGCAGATGCTTTTGCAAAATTCCAAGCTTTTTGTAATAGATTTGGCTTCATGCTGGTATTATGTTAATCTGTACTGGTTCTTTTCTAAGAATTGGGGCAATATCATACCCATTCTTAGTCTGTACGATAGCATTTTTATCCTTTAATCTTTTAACGTAGTTGTTCAAAGTATTGTGATCTTTAATCTCCATCTTATCAGCCACCTTCTTTTTATTGGCTGGGGAGCATAGGTTTACTGTATCTCTTAAATCTATCAGGTTAGCTAGAACCTGTAACTCTGTGTCTGTTAATTCTAGTATCCCATTGAATACTTGTAGGAATTTTAGAGTTGTATCAGCTTTTATATTAATCTTCCTCATCTTCGATAATTTTTCCGTTATCTATAAGTTCAATTTTAGCACGTCCATCTATTAGTCGTACTTTACAAGTTTTAGAATATGAGTTGAATTCGTTTAGATGCTCTTCTATATTCTCTCTTGTGATTAAGAAAGTAAGGAATACCTCAAGTTCTTTAGCAGCTTTCAGTAATCCTTGTCTTTCTATCTTTACAGCAGAGGCACCTAGCTTCAATGTCTCATAATCATCTATGGTCATTGTTACTGTACCAGTCATATTTTAGTTACTTACTTACTTAGTTACTACCCCAAGAACTGCCATTGATTCGTTAATCATAACGTATTCGTTATCATCAATGTTAATAATAACTCCCTCACTTGCAGGGTGAATGTATACAACATCCCCGGTCTTGCATTTGCAATCTGGTCCTGCAGCTAGTACTGGAAGTACGTTAGAACGTAATGCTGACGCTGATTTATCTGATAAGATAATTCCTGCATCTGTCACCTTTTTATCAGGTTTTGGGACAACTAGCCAATCTCTTGTTGGCTCAAAATTTAGATTTTCCATTTGTTATTTAGTTTGCTTAATGCAAATGTATAACAAAGACTATTATATAACCAAATTTTTTATTTGATAATAGCTAATACTGTCGTAGTGATGAATAGTGTAGTAGTGACTACAAACACTCCTGTAGATATTTTATAGGTAGTTAGATCTTCTTTAGTTGTAGTTAACTCTGCATTTAAGTTTTCTACAGCAAGCTCTAAGCTCCCAATCTTTTCAAGATTTGCTTTACTCGATTCTTGACATTTAACATAAGAATCATTTAACTTACTGATTGCCAGGTCTTTATCCCTTAATCTTATCTCGTAAGTATTAACATTCTGCTTAAGTATGAATTCACTTTTTTTGCATGCATCAAATTCTACTAATGTTTTTAGTAGAATTTCCTCTTGCTTAGTTGTAAAGAATATACCAACTTGATTGTTGTAGTTAATTCTTTGGGGAGTAAGTTGTCCATAGCTGATCACGTTCATTGTTATCAGCACTAGAAATACGGCCAATGACTTCATCTCTATCTTTTTTTATGTTAATTATTAAGTTTGCATTTGCAAGTATCTTGTACTTGTTGATACTATCTGTGTAGGATAAGCTATCTAAAAAGTATTGAGTCTTGATTGAGTCTATTTTCAACTGTGTCAAGTCATCATAAGTTTTTAGTTTTGCTTTGTAAGAGTCTATATCTTTCTTATAGTTATTTATAGAGTTAAATAAATATATAATTCCCTCTATAAGTCCTGCTATAACAATGATTATAACTGCAATTGTATTAACCTTCAATTTGCTCATCTTGCTTTAGAGATTCTTTAGATATTTCTTTTTTGACTTCCATTTTCTGAGTAAACACCCCCTCTAACATAGTCCCTACAAATACTCCACCACCTATAAACATAATGGTATTGTACATATACTCCGGGGTTTTGTACTCTGAGAATGTAGCTATCCATGCTAAGGCTGATCCTGTCAGTATGCAATACAGTCCAACAAGTCTTTTAGAACTTTGATCTCCGTCCTTGCTTAATATAGATAGTATCCACTTTTTCATTAGAACTCTCTTAATAGGGTGTAAGTAAAGTCTTTAAGTCCTGACTCTTTGCAAAGCTTGATTAACTTAGCAAAGTCTTGTGGGTTATTCAGTACTTGACAACCTGCTGACCACTTTTCAATGAATGTTGATATAGCAGATGGATTAGCTCGGTGAATGTTCACCCCAAATAAACCAGTATCTTCTATACCTTGTTCTTCAGCAGTCTCGTCTTTGTCAGTGTCACGGTAAACTGTAATAGGTTTACGTTGTACAAGTGCTTCATACTGACCTCTATGTAAACCTAATTTCCATGTGTCTACATACTGACCGGGCTTAAGTACTGCTGTACCTTTAGGGTTCATAAGGGTTAATAGCCAATGTCTACCTGGGTTAGTTGTACAGGTAAATGGACCATAAAACATTGGCCCTTGTACTATATAAAAGTGATCATCAAATTTGTTATTGACATTAGCTTTAGATCTTACCCCAATAAGGTGAAAGCTTGGCCATTGATATCCAAGTCTTTTGAGCTCTGTTTCCAGTTCTGTATAACTATATATTTTCATTGTTATTTAGTTTGCTTATAATTTCATCTGCTGTTTTGCAAATATCGTTATTTATTTTACATTCTGCTACTAGAGCATAAATTCCTTCGTCTAAAAATACATGAACACAAAGATC